ACAGCACATAAAAATTCGAGTCTTACCAGCTTTAATATTTTTCTCACTGGTAGGTTCATCCTTAAGTGATGTAGAAAAAACAAAGTGATTCATATGCCCCTCTGAATAATTTAGAATGGCACAATCATATCTTCGGGAATATTCTTCATTGAGGTCTACACCATCGGGTGCAGACTCAGAAATAGAATCGATTGTTACGCCTCGCTTTTTCATCTGATCAGGAAAACCAACGCTAGTAGATAAATTAACTCTATCACAATGTCGCACATTTGCCCGGCCATTAATAGCATCATAACGAAGCATGGGAAACATTTTTGGTATAGGTCGTGCCTTGACATCATTAATATAACCCCAGGCGGCTCTAACGATCCACGATTCGCAAAGAACAACTCTGGGTTCAATTCTAAGGTCAGTACCATAACCCATTCCGTCAACCCAGTTGTCACCCTCCCATCCTCTATTCATGAGCGGGGGACCAAATGGAATATGACCAAACAATTTTTCAACTTCGTCAAAAATGAGAGTTTTCTCCACTTTACTTCTAGGTTTAGAACGTGGGACATTGGCACCACCATAATCAATGTACCACCTACTACTTTTGTAACAAAATCTACTTTTCTCATGTGGAGGACTAATTTTGTAAGGGTGCAATGTGGCAACACCCTCTTCAGCGCAACTAAATAACACACCTTTAGACTTAAGCTTAGCCAATAGATCATCAACAATTGAAACAGATAAAGCTCGACTATATCCCGTCCCACTAACGAGATTCGCTGCTGTTATCATTCCGACTACTACTGGTTTGCCTAAAACTTCGGCCATAATAGGTAAACCACAATCACCCACTCGAACTTGATGGTTAAGCTTATATCCGGAGGCACTAATCTTGTCTCCACTTCTTAGAGAATATGAGAAGGCAGAAAAAGGAGAAGGGTTTTGGTAAGATTGATCAGGATAAACTGCTGTTATATCCAGACCTTGCTCAATAACATTTGGAACCATAAATTTTGTCAGTTTAACTCGAGGTCGCACTGGCAAAAGTGTAAATAGAACCATGTCATTGACTCTGTCAAAAGCCATATTATCACATGATAAAGGAATTATAGTCTGTGAATCAAAAAGTGCTCCCTCAACGTGAATTTCATACACAGATTCGTTTAAATCAAAAGCATGTGCAACAGTAATATAAACTTGCCCTATAAGACAAAAAGCATATACTCTCTCACCAATATCACTACCTAATTTACAGATAGTTATACGGATGATATTCCCTCTAATTTTGGAGAGTAAACCTTCATGTGTCACAGATCTTGAAGAGTGATTGTTAGGAAGCAAAACCGTTTGCTCACGATATGCCCAATGGCTAGGTTGGACACGCTGCCGAACTTCAATTTCTTGATCCTGCTCTGAGGCTGAACCATGGATAGTGTTATCAATGCGTTTTTTATAGACCATTATTGCCAACATCGCTCCAAGAGAACAAATTATGGCTGCATATCTCCGATTCTCCACCAATCGGTCAATCTGAACACTCCATAATCCCTTAGTTGAAAAATTAAAATATTTATTTCTCAATTGTTGTGGAGTTGTAACCTGTTCAATAACAATCCAATATCTCTCTAAGTTGTTATGATACGATAGAGACTTAAAAACCAGAGTCCTGTATTTATATAGAATATTGCCAGAAATGTGATACATAATAACACACCACACAAAATGCAAATATACAGAAATAACAGACGGATTGCGTAAGCTAGATGCTGCAACAAGATGATCATTTGTTGAAGAGCAAAACGAAATAACACGACAGTGGCGATCTACGTATTGAGATAAAGTAATCCATGTTATAAAAGCATCATCATAAATTGCCTTTGCTTGGTAGTTACCCTCTATAACATCCCATAAATCCAACAATGGTTCGGTGAGAATATGCTCCCAATATGACCAGTCCAATTCATCATATATGGTGTGGTAAGAGCCAACTACTGCACGAAGCATTGGAGCAAAGGGATTAAAAGACAAACCCATGATAACTCTAACAAATATTGTAACGGGTAGATTTCTAGGCAATGATAAGACAGCAAGTTTAACATGCTGATCATCATAATACTTCAAAATGGTATCCATACAATGTCCTTGTCGTGGAAAATCTATGAGCCACCTATTGCACATAGCCTCAACCATTCGAAACATAACCATCAAAAAACACTCTTCATATTTAGGTTTAAAACCAATATGTTGAGGCACATATGATCCTAGCTGCAAAGCGAAATTGAAGCAAAGGTCCTTGTGTTGCTGTTTTAATTGACTTCCAATATAGGCTCTACTCAAAATAGGATACTTATAATTGGCACGAGAAATCTTTACTGTATCGGATGCAGCCACCAGTTCTTCCATCTCCTCTACATAATTTTGAGGAGAACACTCTTCACAAACAACAATTGGCAGATGATGAATGCATGCAACTGGATCTTTAACCTTCTCACGCAGTAAGTGTTGATGCTTGGCATGTGCTTCGACAGTCTCCGCAAACCATTGGTAAAAGCCGATACGCTTTTCAAACAGCGCAACGAATCTATATTCCTGTTTTGAAGTTTTAGACCCAGAGATTGGTGCTTCCACAAGAAACGTTTGCATTTCAGGTCCTGCAGAATTGTTGGCGTTCTCAGGTCTAGCATACCATGCCTTGACTTTTTCGTCATCAATTCCAGTACCTCCATTCTCTCGGAATTGTGGTTTAATAGAAATAGTGACAACCCATGGAAATCGACGCAATAGAGCTGGAGGAAAAGCAACATGATGGGAAGCATTAAGATCTTTAGTATTTGTTGTAGCTGCAACAAATGACACTTTACAAAATATTCTCCCTTTATTATGAGCTTCCGCCTGCGTTGTACAGTAAGGAATAGAGTTGACAATATTAATAACTTCAGGAATTGAATCATCGGGTGAATTAGAGTCAGGATTTTTGGAAGCAATATCATCTAAGATTATGCCCCAACACTGTGTTCCAAAACCACTAAAATATTTATCAAAGCAATTCCTATAATAAATACAATTATTGGATAGAGGAAGACCTAATTTTTTGGCAAAAACCAGGATTATATTCTCTATCACGCCACTCTTGCCCACTTTAGCATCTCCATTGATTAATATTGAAAAAGGTGTATCTCTCTGTCTAGAGGTCTCAGCTTGTGAAATAAGATCATTTAATATTGATTCTAATTTACTTACCTCCACTCTAAAAAGAGAAACATGAGACATTAATCGTGGGGTTGAGGAGCAAACAGCCAAATGTCTATGCCCATCAATGATTAAATTGTCAAGATTGACCAAAAAACGGCTCAGTGGAATTTGACCATCCTTTGGTATATCTGAAGTCACATTACGCAAATCTTGTTGCATCTGATACACTTGTTCATAAAAAAGAGAATAATTAGATTGGTCAAGGGTACGCACATCCCCGGTCTCCAAAAATAATGGTCCTCTCTCTATCAACATGGCCAATGTATCTATAAGAGCTTCACTCATAGTAAACACATTTTCAGATGAGATAAGAGCACGTAAATGTTTCTGTACTTGCTCATACACAGAACTATGGACATTAACTCCCGACAAATTGGCAAGAGGGTCGACCATAATAACAGCAAAAAATTTCAACATGTTTTGGAATAAAGGGGATTTTAACAAAGCCTTAACATCTCGAATGTCTGCTGCAGCGTGAAGCGTATCGTCAGTAAGTTTCACATATAAATCGTGGATTTTTGACGAAATAACATAATTCTCACCAGAAATTAATGTTCCCACAATTTTTGCCAACCTAAGTGCATTAATGCCCATTAGGGTGGTGGTTGAAAAGTCAGCAGAAGCAAACAACAAGAGCAAATCCTCTAACGCACTTGTTCTCGCGTTTCCGAAATCTGACAATTTCGTAAGAGCTAGAGGTTCCAATATAGATAAAAATGGATTATCAATTTTTGGAACAACTGGAGAAAT